GGAAACCGCCAATAAGATCATCTTCATCAGTTTCAATAGTAATGTTTACACGGATAAGTTCCCGACCCAGTTGAGCACACGCTTGCTCAATTCCGAACGTTTTACCGTTGCCAGAAAGTCCCGTGACGAACGTCGGATAAAACAGATTGGACTTGATAATTTTTTTAATATCACTGAAGTTACCAAAGCTGACGAAGGTATCATCTTTCTTAGGAATAAGGTTTTGTTGGATTGCAGGCATTACTGCAGGTGCATTATAAGTCACTTCAAGATCCTTTACTGTCTCCTTTGTAACTTCCAGGTTCCACTTACCACGACCAACTTTGAAGTCAACCATTTTGTTGGTGATGGTCTGATAGTTAGTTCCATTCATAGCACACCATGCACGAATATCAGAACTAGTGACTTGATTGCCATACAGTGCCTGAAGAGAAGTGCGGATGTACTCAGAAGAGACGGTCATTTGCTTTGTTTGAACTGAAGTTATTATAGTCCAGAACTCGGGTGATTGGCATCGTCTGAGGACAGTTTGAGAACTGGTACTCCCTTGTGTTTTCTCATACAAGCACTCCGTGCCCATGCCCTAGAAAGACTAGTGACATCAGCACAGAGTGTATCCAACTTGCCACAATAAGGGCAAGCAGTAGTTGTAAATCGTTTGGTCATGCGATCATAGAAACGAATTCATTAAGAACTTTTTTATTTGCCTTTTTAGTCTTCAAAGATTTGACAAAAGCAGATTTAATCTTTGCCTTTGTTGCACCCTGATCAACTTCAAAGTCTGCCTGGTTGGAAAGATCGGATCCAGAAAGTCCAATGTATGTATCATAACCAGAGTTTTTGATCATGACACAACGATCTTTCCTCCACTTAGATTTGAGCAATTCAGTTTCTTGCCACGATTCTGAATGAAGACGGATGAAAGATCCAGAGTCACGACTTTCAAGAACACGAATACCAACAAAGTTAGTATTGGGGAAGTTATCTTTCAAGTTAGTAAGAAGAAGATTGGTAAAGGAAACATATGCAGAATCATGATAGTTTACCACTTTGTAAGTATTACCAATCTTACGATCACGAATATAGCAGTTAGCATGTAGACGTTGAGTTCCAAGATGTGCTTCACCATTAGGATATGTTACCTCGGAGTGACGATTACAAGGTGCTGCTTCACCATCAGTCAGAACAATACACTGAACTTTTTCAAGAGAGTATTGTTTCTTGAAAGCAGGAATAATATTGTGAAGAGAAATTAGTGCTTCATTCAAAGGAGTTCCAGAAAGACCCATACGATTAGGAACACTATATTCAACATACTTGGTAAAACCAAATGCAATTCGATGCAAAGACTTCATCTGCTTTTCAAGAACTCGATTATTGACATTGCTGGTAAGAATATTCATCATAGAGAAATGATCATTGACTACAAGAGTTGCATCTTTCTTCTCGTAATGAGGTTCTGGATATACAGGTTTGTCATTTTCATCCCAAGTCATATAGTTGTATTCATTGGTGAATGCGAATACATCAAATGGGATTGATACCTTACGGCAGAACCAAATGAGATTGAATAGTTGCTTCATGGTGTCAAGCATAACACTACTCATAGAACCAGACCAATCAAGAACAAAGATCAAACCATGATTCTTACCATCAGGAAGAATAGTTACTTTCTTGAACAGGTCTTCATTGTACTTGTAAGTGTGTAGTTTAGATGTATCAAGAACTCCAGTCCGAGATACAGAAGCACGAGCGTAAGCACTAGCAGACTTTCTACACTCGAATTCTTTGACGAGGTAGTTGACTTCTTTTTGTGCGGATTTTTTGAATTTGTCATATTCACTATCTGCCCATTCTAGATGACGAACACTACTAGGGTGATTTTGCTGCAACTTCCAATTGTCATCACAAATTTTGTGAATCTCTTCGTTAGAAGCAACTACAGTTTTCAGATTGAGATTTGGAAGAGACAGATAAGTTGCTTCACTGTAAGGATTGTCTGCACCGTAATCATCGATCAGTTCACTGATGGCATCTTGAAGTTTTTCAGCAGTCTTCACATCAAGATCACTAGATCCACCACCAGAACTAGACTCAATCTCAGGCACAGAATCTTCACCAGATTCACCCTGCTCAGAAGTCTCAGTTGTTTGAGTTTCTAGTTCACCACCACTGGACTCAGATGTATTTTGATTTTCAGCAGAACCAGTAGATCCTTGAGTAGGAGTAACTGAAGCTTCATTTGGTGCATCATCTTGCTTCTGCTTACAGTAGTTGTATAGTTCTTCAGCAACAATCAGAACATCAGCAAAAGTCTCACAATCAGCAATTGCTTTGATCAGACGACTTTCTTCTGGATTGTGAAAAGGAATAGTTACATAGTTACCGATCTTGAAGTAAAGATTTGCACGATCAGCAAGATTCATTGAAGAAATATCTTCGTTCTCTAGTGCAAAGAAATCTTCGTCAGCAAGTTCATCGTAACCACGATAGAAAGTCTTAGAGAGACCAGCATATTTACGTTTCATCAGTTTCTCAATGCGAGCATCTTCTACAACATTGACAAACTGTTTGGGAGTATCCCAATCCCATTCATCGGGAGTAAAGAGAGCATGTCCAACTTCGTGGGCAACCAACATATCAAAGACACACTCAGATGCTTTCTTCCACATGGGAAGTGTCAGAACCCGAGTGTGTACGTTGAACATTGCAGTCTCAACATGACGGTGCTCAACAACCAGATCCTCAGTAGCAAGGAGTTTGGCAAGTTGACCTTTGACCTCAAAGTTGATGGACATGCTTTTCCGTTTCAGATGTACCTATTATAGTGGAAGCACACCTCGGATCTCGTCCTCCTGTGACAGTTCTAGATCTGGTTCATCGATGTGCCTCATCCTGTGACAGATAGCACAAAGGAGATCGCATTTTCCAATCTCGTTCATAATAGTTTGCATACTGTAACCATCTCTAAGAATCCTGCGGACTTCACCCTTCTTAGTATGTGGTTCCCTATGATGAAACTCCATACACTTCGGATGAAATGATTTTCCACAGTCCATGCAAGGTTTGTTTGCCTTGTAACTGTCTAACCAGAGACCTCGTTCCGTAATCATTTGTTTTCTATTTCTTTTTGGCATTTTAGGATTCGTATTAATTTAAATTTGAATAGAAGTATTGATAATACCAAGAGTAATCTCTTAGTATTATCTGTTGAGATTTCCGTTTTATCAACGGAAACTCATATGTTTCTTTTTTAGAAACTACCTTGGGGCGTATCGTATGATCACCCCAAGGTGCATATATTGAATCGTGTTGATATCTTTGCTTTACATTATTCAAATCATTCTTATAATCATCAGCACCAATAAAGTTATAGATACCAGATAATACTTTCTGTGGATCTTCCATTAGATCTTCATATCTAACAAACTTAAAGTTTTTCAAATATTTTTTCTCACAATCCAGAATTTCCTTCAATGCAAATAGTGGAGTATAAATCATATCCGTATGCATATAAGATTCTATTCTTTTATCCATCAAATCAACTTCATGATATTCATCTCTACTTTCAAACGGATAAAGTTCTGGAGTTGAAGGTCCCATAATTCTATTTTCAGTTTCAAGTTTTTCCATAGATGAAATAACTCCACGCAAATCTCGAACAATAAAAATTACCTTTGCTGATGGAATAAGATTAAAAAGTAAATCAAAATCTACTGCCCAACTTCTATCCTTGTCAACGTAAATATTAGTATCACACAAATTTTCTAACCAAGAAGATATTCCTGCTCGCATGAAATCCTGATACAGGATCTTCATCTCTTTCATTGTATGTTGAGTCTCAGTATATACCTTTTCAGAATGCTGAGAAATATTTGTCAAAATAGAAGACAAACAAGAATCCATTTCTACAGACATGTCTGGATGTTGCTGCAAAAGATTACCTAAAAGAGTTGATCCACTTCTAGGTAATCCTGATAAAGTTACAAATTTCATGACTCAACTATTTGGGAGAAATTCTTTCTCTTCTCAAACTTGATTACACGATCAAACTTATCATGAAGAGATTCTTTATGAGAGATTACAAATACATTTGCATCTTTAACAACAAAACGGATAATCTTTAGAAAATCGTCCGTACCAAATCCATCAAGTGAAGAATCAAAGATCTCATCCATAATCAAAAGATTAGTGCTGGTAGAGTTTTTAATCTTAGCAACTTCTCTCCAAGTAAACAATAGTGCCAGGTCAATACGTTGTTTCTCACCCTCAGAGAATGAAGAATAAGAAAAGTCTTCATGAATTGGTGACTCTACGGTTTCATTAAACTCTTCATCAAGCTTGAAGTTAATGTAAAACTCCATCATCTGAAGATACTTTGATACTTGTTGATTGATGAGTGGAAGATACTTTTCAATAATCTTTGACTTTACTCCACTATCCTTCAGAAGTTCATGCAAAAAATCATGATTAGAAACTTTAATTCTCTTCTCTGTCAAATCATCAAAGACTTTCTCAAGACTTTCTTTGTAAGCATTTAACTTTTCTTGTTCTTCATTCTTATTAGTTGACTGATCATTGAGAGTTTTAATCTCATGATTGAGTCCAGTTATCTGTGCCTGTAATGATGAGATCTTAGCACTATTGGTGCTAATTTTACTTTGGGACTCCATAATAGATTTCGTAATGTTGTCATAAACTGACTCACGAAATTCTTCAGACTTGATAGTATCGATAAGTTGTTCAAAACCATCCTCCAGTTCTTTTAGTTTTGTATTTGAATTTTTCAATCGTTTTGTACGAAATGACTCCTCGATTGTTTGCTCACAAGTAGGACATGTGAGATTATCTGAAAAGAAATTTTGCTCACGTTTGATGGATTCCATCTTTTGCGAGATCTTTCCTTTCAGATTACCAAGTTTACGAATTTTAGTTTTAGCATCTTGAACACTCTCAAGTTCTTTTCGATATCTTAGAACTTCTTTTTCTTCAATCTTATTATCTTGATTGAAGACATCAATATCAATATTCAACTCACTAATCTTATCTTCGTATTTTTGTAGGGTATTCTTTCCTCGGGTATCAAGTTCTTTAATAAAGTTTTCTTGCATCAGAACTTTATCAGACACTGACTCTTTTTTAAGATTCAATACTTTAATATCTTCCCGATGCTTCCTAAGATGATCCTTGATGATACTATTCATCGTAGAAAAGACTTTAATATCTAGAATATCTTCAATAACTTCCCGTCTACCTGATGCTGGCAGTTGCATAAACGGTGTAAAATTACTGCTTCCCAGAATTACGATCTGAGTAAAAGACTTGTAGTTCATCTTGAGAATACTTTGCTCAAGATATTTTTGCTGATCATTTGCAGATGCTGCTTGATCTAGAAGTTTTCCGTCACGATAAATCTCAAAGACATTTGGTTTTATACCACGGACGATAGACCATTCTACTGACCCAATTCTAAAATCAATATTTACAACACACTCCTTCTCATTGGTAGAGTTAATCAGTTGTGGTTTATTAATTTTACGAAAAGATTTTCCAAACAAAACGAATGTCAGTGCGTCAAGGATTGTAGACTTTCCTGCACCGTTTGTTCCTATAATCAAACTATTTTGACATTCATCAAGTTGGACTTCGGTAAATTGATTACCAGTTGAGAGAAAGTTTTTCCAACTAATTTTCTTAAAATAAATCATGCTCTTCGGGTGGAACCACTAACTCATCACTACCAATAATAGCATACATGTAACCATGTTGACTACATGTTTCAAACAATAAATCTTCTTCAACTTCAACAGATCTCATCTTCGGAGAACCACTCTCCTCAAGCATCATGACAAAACGTTCTACGTCATCTTCATTTTCCCAGATGTAAAGAACGTTTTCACCATTCTCGTCTGCTACAGAATATGCTCCTCTATCTTCTTCCCCGTCGATTACAATAATGTACATACTAGATCATTTCGCAAGCTTCCTGATACACCTCTTTGATGATTTTAGATAACTCTGATTTGTCTAAATCAATCTCAGATTCTTGTATGTACTTATTTAACAAACTCAAAGTGTTCTCAGATTCAATCTCTTCGATTTGATCCTTTGAATACCAACCATTGAAGTCTTGACTTTCTACAATCTTTAGATCTGCAACGTTTGAAACGTAAAACTTATCAATAAACTTTTCAAAGTTTTTGTTGTTACTCTTCTTTCGGACAATGACCTTTACAATCATATCTTGATACTTTGAAAAGTCAAAGGTCTTATAATCAGTATCCTCATAGTAAACGTGATGAAAAATACTATAGGGATTATTGACAAACCTATGCTCTAAAGTTTCAGTATCAAAGATTGTAAATCCACGTACATCATTTACATCGTTCCAGTAGATTTCGTATGCGTTTCCTGTGTAGTGGATGTTTCGATCATTCGATCGAGTGTGGTAGTGACCGCTGAAGACTTTGGTGAACTTTTTAAATAATTTGCTCTCATAACCATGCTCCATGATGCACTGTTTATTAGCGGCAAATCCTCGGAGTTCAAGGTGCCCCATCGCAATCTTGCTAGTTGTCTTTTTAAGAAGTTTGAAAGTAGTTTCCTCATTTTCTTTGTTAATCCACGGAATAAACATTAGTTTTAGACCGTCAATAGTAACCTCAGAAGGTTCGGAATACACTTCTACATTCTTGTATTCACGAAGAAGAAGATCAACTGCATTTACATTATTAGTATTCTTATAAAATGCAGTATGGTTTCCTACAATAGTATGGACTTTACATCCCATACTTTCCAGAACATCGTAGTAATTATCCTTTGCCCACTTAAGTGAACTAAAATTAATACCAGTTCTGTTGTCGAAGGTATCCCCCATATCAACAATCGTAGTGATTCCCTCCTCTTTCAGAGTCGGGAAAAATACATCATTATAAAACTTCAGAAAGAAATCATGAAATAATTTTGAATTCTTACGTGCTCCAAAGTGTTGATCAGTAATAAGGGCAATCTTCATACGTTATTTGAACCCATTCCTCTGAGTTTAGAATAGACAGCATCTTTGATACTATTATAGTCTGCATAATTGGAGTTGTCAACTGTATTGTCATTGACAAACACCTGATCATATCCTGTCTTTTCTAGAATTTTATTCTTAATATCCAACTGCTTTTTTTCTTTTTGAATACGTCTCAGAAATGCATAGTGAATAATCTGAGTGAAGTATGCAAAAGGATTTGTAGATTTCTCTGGATTAAAATTATGAATATACTGAATACAATTCTCAACTCCATCAGAGATCATATCATCTTTAAAGATATAATTGACAAAGTTTGGCTTGTATGATAGATGAGTTGCAATCTTAAGGAAACACTCTCCAAGGTAATTTGTAATACGAGGTTTTGGTTCACCCTTCTCTGCTGCTTCAGCAATTGCCTTCTTGTATTCTACGATTGCATCTAGGAACTCTCTGTTATTTACATAATGTTCCGATTTGTTTTTTCTTGGCATTTCATTATTACCAGTGTTTCAGTATGTACTAATTCTATCATAGCTTGACAAATGTGTAAACCATGAGTAGAATATCTCTGTTGAGGTTGATAAGAATACTATAGCTTTAATTCCTAAACAACTTCTCTAGGTATTTACGAGTATCATCTACAGAAGATAGATATCCCATTTTTCGACTTAAATTATGTTTTTGATGATCTTCCTTAGATTTTCTGCAGAATGATTGATACATTCTAATTGTATGATCATCATCACATTCTATAATTGTCAGAACATCATCCATGTTAATCAGAACCATATCTGATGATGATGTTTTTAACCAAGGATCTATTTTATAACATGCTTGACCTCTAATTACAATTTCATCAATTGTAACTGGATCTAATAACATAAGGAATTTTTTATCACCTTCGTCAGAAGGTGATACCTTAGAAAATATCTCCTCAGTATTTTTTAGTTTGATTGTTGCATAAAATTCTTCTTCCATTAATCTTTTAAATCTGTCT